CCACAACGTGCTTTAGCTAACAACTCTGTGTCGTATACTGAGAAGCCTGACAGTTTATCTTTCATGCGTGAGTGGATGGCTCTAGTGGAAAGTGGGAGTGGTGAACGTGGTATCTTTAATCGTGAAGCATCTAAGAAGCAAGCGGCTAAGAATGGTAGACGTGATCCTAACTATGAGTTCGGGACGAATCCTTGTAGCGAGATAATTTTGAGGCCGAACCAGTTCTGTAACTTAACGGAGTGTGTAGTACGTGCTACAGATACAGTAGAAGACTTAGAACGTAAGGTTAGGATAGCTACAATACTAGGTACTATACAATCATCGTTTACTAAGTTCCCATACCTACGTAAGATATGGCAAAAGAATACTGAAGAAGAAAGACTACTAGGTGTGTCTATGACTGGTATTATGGACAACCCTATAATGACAATAGCAAACAAAGGATTGGAGAATACTCTTGGACATCTCAAACAGATCGCTGTCGATACTAATGCTACTTGGGCTAAACGCCTTGATATCCCTGTCAGTACTGCTATCAGCTGTGTTAAACCAAGCGGTACTGTCAGCCAACTGGTTAACAGTAGCAGTGGGATTCACGCTCGTCACTCAGCCTATTATATTCGCACTGTACGCGGAGACAACAAAGACCCGTTAACAAAGTTTATGATGGATCAAGGTATACCTAATGAGCCAGACGTAATGAAACCTGACCAAACTACTGTGTTTAGCTTCCCTATGAAAGCTCCAGAGGGTGCAGTAACTACTTCTGATATGTCTGCTATACAACAGTTAGAGATGTGGTTAGCGTATCAGCGTAGTTGGTGTGAGCATAAGCCTAGTGTGACTATCAATGTTAAGAAAGATGAATGGTTTGAAGTAGGAGCATTCGTATATAAACACTTCGATGAAATGTCAGGTGTGTCGTTCTTACCATTCAATGAACATACTTATCAGCAAGCACCTTATCAAGACTGCTTACCCACTGACTATCATATACTTTTAGATCAAATGCCTAAAGCTATTGACTGGTCTAAGTTATCAGAGTATGAACAAGAAGACAATACTGCTGGAAGCCAAACATTAGCATGTAGTGGTGATAGCTGTGAGATTGTTGACTTAGTTTAATGTGGACAGTAATAACTAGAAACCAATGTAACTTCTGTGATTCCTCGTTACAATTATTACGAGGGGTTGCAGGTAGTCAGGTAACAACATACAATGTTCAGTCGCCAAGTAGTAAATGGTTATTGACTCTAATGCGTAAGTCAGGGTATACAACAGTACCACAAATATTTAAACCAGATGGCACTCACCTTGGGGGCTATACAGAACTACAGGAGTATCTAAGCAAAAATGGCTAAGAGTAATAAACACGATATAGTTAACAATCCCTTTCACTATGGATCTGGTAAGATAGAATGTATAGACTACATAGAAGACTTCTTAACTGAAGAAGAATACATAGGATACCTGCGAGGGAATATAGCTAAGTACTTACATAGATGGAGATATAAGAATGGTGTAGAAGATCTAAAGAAGTCTGAATGGTATGGAGCTAGACTTATTAAGTTAATGGAGAGCAAATGACAATAAACGAGGGAATACTCATAGGTAACTTAGCTTTGTCTGTGTACTTAGTTTGGGCAGTATCTAAGCTAAATCAAGACATAAAAATGTTATATGAAGGTCTAGCAATTACTATGGATGCAGTAGGTGTTAAATAGCCCCTCAGATGGAAATTAAGCGTGGTGTGACAGGCATTAGAGCTTTTCATAGGCTAACCTACCTGCGAGGGAATTAATAGGCTCACACAACAAGTATAGAATCAAAAAAGCCGTAGGCGTCCTTGAGTGGATACCTACGGCTTTTTTATGTTTACTTCTCAATCATCTTGAGAGCTTGTCTTAGTGTTTCTTTGTTACGCCTTGACCATCCTCGACCAAAGTGTTTGTAGTCGTCTAAACTTTCGTAAAAGGATTTGCGTACTGTGTATACGTAGTCTATAATAAACTCAGGATCTTTCTCCATTATTAAACCTACAGTTTGTTTTCCTATAGCTCCATCAACTGTAGCCCCGACTGCACGTTGTACTGCTTTAGCAGGTCTACCACTTCCAGAATTTACAGCCCAGTCGAAACAGGCCCAGTCTAAGCCCGATGGAAGCGAATCGCCTTTAACTCGATCCCAGTAGTTTTTCTTGTAGATAGGAGCTACATCATCTGGAGTTAAGTCTCTCATCTCTTGTTCAGTAGACTCTCTACCAATCCATTCGTCGTATACTCTCTTAGTAACACCTAAATTAGTCATCCCCCCAGAATCGCGGCTATCATTTACGTAGCCTCCTTCGTGTTCCAATAACATATGTAGGCATTTATCAAAGTTGTTCTTCATGTTTATTTCTTCCCACCAAAGTATTTACTTACACCACGCATACCAATACTGGCACTTACAATACCACCGAGGGAATACTGATACCAGTCAGGCATAATCTCTAGTGCAGTGAAACCTGCTTGTACTATCTGATTACCCCAGTCACCACAAAAAGCTAGTATTAGAGGAATACTGAACAAAAGTGTAATCCACTCATCCTTCCAACTATTCTCTGTAGCCTTCATAGCGGCTATGTCCCAGTCTATTTCACCTGTAGCGATTTTCATCTTAGTCTCAGCTTCTGCTTTCTTTACAGCAGTCTTACCTTCGATCATAGTACCAGCTAAATTAGCTACTTGACCTATTAAGTTTAGTCCTAACATTAGTAGTCATCCTTCTTCTTAATATTAGTAAAACCAAAGAAGGCAGTAACGATACCAACAACTGCGATACAGTATGTAGGAGCAATAGCAGTTAGGTTGTTTGCCGCAACTTCTTGTCCTAGTAAGTTACATATAATAATCATAACAGGATAGAGTAATAGACCTGCTAACGAGAACCAAACCATCTTACGTTGTTGGTCTCTCTTAGAGTTTTCATCCTCTATCTGCATCCTTTTGTCGTCTAGTAGTAAAGCATCCCACTCAGACTTATCTACTGAACCGTTGCCATCTTTATCTGCCTTGTCAAACTCTGACATATTGTTCTCCTTAGTTTAGAGGGTTAGCTACGAGTGAATCGTAAGCCTTCCAGATGTCGTCTATTTCCGTTTGGTATATATCCAGCTTATCACCCAACGTATCGGTAATGCCAGTAGATCTCTCAACTTGCGAACGTAAGTCAAGCAACTCTTTCTGTTGTTCCAAGATTGTTTGCATTTGTGTGCTAATCGTTGATAGCCTTGTGTTAAGACCACGTACATCATTATCTGCCACCGCCTGTTCTAATGCTTGTATTCGGGAGTTAAACTCTGAAGCCCTGACATTAAACATATCAGTTTCAGTTATTACTAATTCAATTCCTGTCTCCACGTCATAGAAACGCTGTACTGTATCGTAACCGTAGTATATACCCCCACTAAGTGCCGAGAGAATGGGTAGGGCCGCCGCAATGTACCAGCCCTTAAATGTAAACCCACCTACTTTTACTTCTGATTCTTCAATCATGTTTAGCCTTCACTGTTAGCTAATGATCCATGTTGCATTATGTATGTTGCCGCACCATAAACATCATCTGCTTCTTTCATTTCATCTGTTAAATAACCATTCCAACCTGTAGCATTACCATAATTATCCCAAGTAATAACAAACTCGTCTATGCTTTGTGTGTATGTTAAAGCAGAGTAGTTACCTATAATAATATTATTTTGTGCCGCATAACTATCTATACTATTAGTTAGGCTGTTGTTGTTAGCCGCCGCCATGAAAGCACCTGCTTGTTGTGCATAACCTTCTACAGAATCTAGAGCTTGGTTGTATGTAGCAACCTCTTGTGTATCTATAGAGTATTCATCTGTAGTAAGCATTTCTTGCAGTGCTACTTGTTCTGGTGCTGTATCAGCTTCAGAGGCTACCTCAGCTACACTTGTGGCTGTCATTAGTACTGACGTAGCATCGCCAAGCGTGTCTACTGCTAGAGCTAAGTTATTCATAGCCGCAACATGCTCTTGTATAAATAGTTGTTCTGCTGTAGTGGCTGTAGCGTAGTCATGCTCCATAACCGTATCTACTGCATCCAAGTAAGCTGTAAGCATTGCATCTGATATGTGTCCATCATCTAATGAACCATCTACAATAACACCCCCCACTTCAGCGTAACCTACTGCACCAATACCTAAGTCTACTGATAGCTGTAATCTATTATCTATAATATTTATGCTATCTACTAACGCTTGGAGTTTCTCTTCCCCCGTTTGTGCGTTTGCTTGTCCTGAAGCGCTCACTAAGACTGAGCTTACTAACACTGCTTTTACTAGTTGATTCTTCATTTGTTTCTAGTTCCTCTCCTACCTTTAACAAGGTGTCCCAAAATAATTTATTGTCTTCATATCCTACTACATAGATAGCAGGGTTTTCTCTGTATTTAAGTAAGGCGTTCTTACCCATTAACAGTTTACCAGTACTAAAGTCGTTTACAGGACAAGGTGTATTTGCTAAAACCATAGCCTTAAAAACTTCTGGTGATGCACACAGAATACTTATCCCAGAAATCTGTAAACCTAATCCTCCTACTTGCTGAGGCGCACCGAGTAGCCTAGCATTTTTTCTTCTGTTACAGTAAGGGTCTTGTTCCATAGTACCACTAGATAAACCGAACATAGTTACCTGTATGCCTGTAGTAGTAGGTAGTAGACAAGAATCAGATCCACCACCACCCATAACTGTAGGAGCTATAGAAGACATAACAGGAGCTTGATCTCCTGCTCCAGTAGCATTGTAGTTATTTGTAGTAGAGTTCTCGTTGTTGTTACTGTCTACAGTACTTCCATCGTAGTTATTATTAAAGTCCCCAGTAACATCATTCCCTAATACATTCGTCACCAAGAAGATCTGCAATACTATCGTCCATACACATAAGTTGTATAGCCGCTTTTTCTTTTCCGATAATAGCAAGTGTTTGTGCATTTAAGTTTCTCTGACAGTTGGGTTCATTGTTAGTACATACAGAAGGGTATTGGATTACTGTTGAGGAGCAACCTAATAATAACATAACAATTAAGATTAACATTCTAGACAACTAATTAGCCATCTTCTCGACAGACAGTCTTATAGCTTTTATGTTTTCATCTATTCTAGCCATAGATATAGCTTGTTGTTGAGTAGACCTTTCTGTAGCTTGTACTCTAAGCTGTAGTTCCATAAGGTCTTCTCTGTTGTTTTCTATGTCTGAC